TGTCACCAGCAGCACCGCCGGTGTTGTCGACGGTTTCTTCGGCGCGGACCGCTCCTTTAAGGGTGGTCGAGACGGAGCCGGGCACCGCGTACCCAGCAGCGTTGATAGCCACAAGACTACCTTGAAAAATCTTCGCGCCGGCGGCTACCGGGAACACGCGGAACTCACCGTCTTTTTTCGGCGTATCGCGTTCAGTTGTTAATGCAGTCATAAGTTACGTCCTTTTCCGGGTTGTGCGGGTTATGCGCTCTTGTTGGCAGCTTTCATGTCCTCGACCTTCACGCCCAGCATGGCAGCAACGGCCGACTCTTCTTTAGACACGCCCTGGGCGCTGGCGGTTTCCGCTGTGTAGCGGCCAAGGCCGGTGTCCAGGATCATCGCGGGAGCCTTTTCGACAAAATCCGCGAATGCCTTGGCATCTTTCGACGCAAGGGACAGCGCCCACTCCTTCTGGCCGGGGGTCAGCTTGCCTGCCTCCAGGGCCGCATTCACGGCAGCGGTGGCTTTTTCAACAGCACGCTCATTTTTCAGCACCGCGAGATCAGCCTGCAGCTCTTTCATTGCGCCGATCGGCACATACTTGGCGGGGTCAGGCTCGCCTTTGGCCGCAGCAGCAGTCGATTTTTTAAGGCGGGCGGCGGTCTCTTTGGCCACTTCCGTTTCGATATGCTGCTCTACCGCTTCAACGATTTGCTCTGCGGTTTCAGCTTCTTCTGGTGCATCGACGGTTTCCTTTACGGCGTCGACCGAATCTTTCAGGGCTTGCACGGCCGCGACGATAGCTTCGCTGCTTACATCGGCACCTTCCAGGCCCAACAGGGCTGCAAGGGTTTGGGCTAATTCATCCATTTCGGTATTCTCCTTGGGGGTGGTTGAGGAAGCGGCGACCGCCTTCAGGACGAAGGCCGGATCGTTTACAAGCGAGGCGCGAATGAGCTGGGTTACGCGCCCGGTTTTTTCTTCGTGGTAAAAGGTCGGGGAGATGTAGCGGTACTCACGGGCCTTCAGCTGGGCACGAGCGGCATCTGTCCACTCGACCTGCGCCCAGATTGCGCCTTCGCGCACCTGCAGCCCCTTGATCCATCCCGCCGCGGGGGCGGCGTGGCCGGGGTGAATATCCATGACATGGTCGCGGTCGATCACCAGGTCGATACCATGCGGATCAGTCGAGGCAGTTACTACAGCCTCGGGATCATCAAGCACGAACGGGCCACGGCCATCGCGGGCTTTGGTAGTTCCCGCTGGAAAAACCTGTATCCATTCGCTATCAATGGATACGGGCTGCGGCGCTACGGAGCATGTCTGTTTGATCGTCATGCCCAGCAAGGTAACAAGCGGCCCGAAGGTCGGGCATTGTAGCAGCCGCTACAGGGGCTTTATCCCCATCCGCCCAGGCGGTCATGCGCGCATGAGCCCGCTTGCACCCCTTCACGCCCCACGCACACCCGCGTTTAATTCCCTCACAACTGCTTCAATTTTGCTCTTGGCCATTGATTCTAGGGGGATGTAGCGCCCCGCACCCAGCAAGCGCCTCTACGGGCAAATTTGCGAGATAAGGGGTGGCATTGCATTTGGGGTCGGGATTGGGTATAACGGTTCCTAGGCGATTGACTGGCTGACACCCCGACCACCAAGATCGCCTCATCGCCGCCATGCGGGCTGTGCAGTGGCGGCGAATCACTCTTCTTCATCCGTCCGGCGGTAGACCAATGAACCGCGACGCTGATTCTCCAGATAGCTTTTGTCCCGTGATTGAAACGCGGTCACGCCGTTCCAGCCATCGCGCCCGGTGTCGAAAGCGACCAAGGTACTTTGCCCCCGCGCATCGCCAAGAAGTAGGCGGCTTAGATACCGGCGGCGCAGGCGCTTGGTGCCATCTTTCATTTCTTCCCAATACTGCCATACCTCATCCGGCTGTTTCAGCGTCGAGGCCAATAGCAGCAAATACTTGTGGCGACTGTTCTTGGTCACCTTCCAGCGCCCGCGGGCATCCTTAAACAGATCGTCGCTGATCACCAACTGCTCGCCGGTCACATCTTCGTGCAGCGTGGGTTTGCCAATATCCGCCCCAAACTCCGCCAAAAAGCGCTTGGCATATTCTGCGTCGCTCAAACCGTCTGGCAGCTCGGCCACCGCCGCGGCAGTGCGTGGCCGGGGCATTGGCACCGCAGCCGCAGGCCCCTGATAGGGAATGGCCAGGGGTTGATCGAGCGGTGGCGGTGTCATCGCGCGCATGCGCGCGCGGCCGGCGTTGTAATCAAAACCGGGGGTTATGCCCTGCGGCACGGAGGTCATCTCTCCCGTGCGCGTATTCACGTAGTTACGCGGCATGCCAACCGGGTCGTAATCGGTCACGGTAAGGCCAAGGCGTTTCAGATCCTCTTCGCCCACCTGTTGAACGGAGCAGCGACAGCCCCATCCATTGGGTGGGTAATGTTTATCCCAGAACGGGTCGTCGACAGGCTTTACGACATTATGCCAGTTTTTATGCTCGGCCCGAACCTTGCTGTCATGCACCGTGATATACCGCAGGTAAGGGAAGGTTTTCTTGGTTCGTTGCACCTGATCCCAGCGGCCGGCGGCATAGGCGGAACGCATGTTGGTTTCGAAGATTGTCCGCAACCGGCGAGACGAGCCAAGGCGCACCTCTCTCTCTTCGCCGGTTTGCGGATCAACCATCGGCTTGGTTCCCCACCACCCTTTTTCTTGTAATACTGGTTTCAGGTTCCTACGAAACTGATCGAGCGTCTGGCCGTTGGCAATGGCCGTATCCATCGCCGCACGAATATCCTGCAGCACATCGCGTTGCATGGCCTTCGCCACTGTGAATGAATAGGCGTGGGCTTCCCCCATCATTTCACGGTGGTCGAATGTGGTCGTGTAGCCCTTCTTACGGAAGAAATCGATGGCCTCCTCGGGCGGCAATGCGCGCAGCTCTACCACCTATGCCTCCAGATCGGCCCCAACATTGCCCGCAAAACGTGCCGCAAACATGGCTTTTTCTACCAGCGTTGCCAGCTCATTGCCGCCAAGCTGGCTTGCAACGGCGAGCAATTTGTCGCTCAGCTCCTCGAAGCTCGCGGATTCTTTCATGGCCGTTTCAATGGCGGTTTGAAGGGGGCTTAAAACCTCCTCCCATTCTCCAGCCAGCTCGTCGGCCAGCTGATCAATCGCATCGCCTGCCGGGCGCGCTGCAGCAGTCGCGGCCGTTGCTTTGCTCAGGCGATGCATCATCATCGGCCCGGCGGGCGTGGCGGCAGGCGACAAAGCCTCCTCGCCATCCGTGGCCAAAGGCACGCCGAGCATATCGCAGGCCCGCTTCATGCTGACTTTCGCGCCAAGATTGACCAGCGTTTGAATGGAGGTGCCCACGGCGACCGTGTCCACCGATTCCGGGCGGCGAATACGAATGCGAGGGTACTTTTTCTGCGGCCCGAAATTGATATCAACCCAAGGCTTAACCAGCTGCCGATTGAGGGTTGCCGCCAAAGAGGCGGCATCATCATCTGCAATATCGCCCCGCACGTCGTTGTGGGACTGATTGCCCGCCAGACCGCCGCCCGCCAGTGAGTCGGTGGTGGTGGTTTGCCCCAATACCGCCTTGCTCATTTGCTCATCGCAGTATTTGCTCAGCCGTTCGAACAGATCCACCGAGCCGGTGGGGTTTGCATCTTTAATAAATTCGATCATCATCGAGTCGGGGATGATGGCGCCAGCATCGCTGCCTAGGTTGGCCACGGCGCGCAGCAATACCCGGCGGTCTTCTTCCGTGCTTCCCGCGCCATATTTGCCAACACGCAGCGGCTGCCCATACGTTTCTGCGAAGATCACCCAATCGCGCAGCGAGAAATTCTTATACAGCCAGTACCAGGAACAGGTGCGTACCGCACCGCCACGGATAGGGAGGCCTGATTTTGCTTTCACCTGGTGAACGATGTACTTGAACGGCGTGAGGGGAAGCAATTGCCCACCATCACCGCGCAGGTGAAGGGTACGACCATCAACACGGTCAAAGCCGAACCAGCGGGGGTCACGCCATTCCAGGCGCTCGATCGTCCAGTGGTCTGGGTTATCATTGTTCCAGATGATCTCGCAGACCGAATAGCCCTTGCCAACGGCATCCATGATGTCGAAAAGATCCGTGCGCAGTTCGTCGCGCTCGATCCAATCGCGAATCATCTGCGCGATTTGCTCGTCGCGCTTATCTTCCGACGCGGCCTCAACGACCACTTCTAGGCTGGTAACGGCGCGCTTACGTTGGCCGAGAATGCCGGCATAGTGCCCGTCTTTCTCCTCGATCTGCTCGGCCAACTCGAGATAAGCGACCGCATCGCCGTCATCTGCCTCGCGCATGTAATGCGCCAGCTGCTGGGGATAAAGCCCGGCGCTGCTATATTGATGCTGGATATTGCGCACCGATGCCAGGCGCGGCACGGCCTGTTCCTCCAGCAGCGCCTGACGCTGAATGGGGCGACCGTACTGATCGTATAGAATGCTCACGTTACTTGCTCCTTACCAACTCTCCCCGCGCATCAGGCCGCTTCGGCCCTGCTGGGGCTGATTATCTT